CAGAATGTACTTAAATATGGGGTATGTTCTATACAACAGGGTGACTTTGTACAAGCTCTTGATGATTTAGAAAATGAATTTAACACAAGAAAATGTACTGGTCATGCTGCGCTTGAACTTGCACTTAGTTGGATTGAAACATTATCAGATGAAGAATCAGAAGTGTTCCAACGGATTATTAATAGAGACATTAAGTGCAATGTTGGTCGTGCACAGGTGAACAAAGTGTGGCCTGGACTAATCACTAAAGTTGTATATATGCGTTGTGGCGTATTTAGCAATAAAACAAAAAAGAAAATCCAATTCCCAGCATTTATTCAGTTAAAAGCCGACGGCACATACCGCGAATTTACTGTGAATAATGGTGAGGTGACTGCATCATCAAGAAGTGGTGAATCATACGAGTATCCATTACACTTCAATAATATGAAGCATTTCCCTGATGGGGTTTATACTGGTGAGTTAACAGTACAAGGAATTACTGATCGTGCTGAGGGAAACGGCTTGATTAATTCAAGCACTCCGCCTCATGATAAAATTGTGTTTGATGTGTGGGATTATATTTCATTAGAAGAGTACAAAAATGCTGGATTGAAGATCAAGAACAAAACACCATATAATGTTAGGTTAAGCGAACTTGAAGTGATCCTAGAACATACACAAGCATCAAACATTGAACGTATTGAAAGTCACACAGTACACAATATCCAAGAAGCTCTCGAACAAACCTCCAAATGGATGCAACAAGGATTAGAAGGTGGTGTTCTTAAAAACAGCAAGGCTGTGTTCAAAGATGGAACCAGTACCGAACAGCTGAAACTTAAAATTCAGATTGACGCAGAAGTAAGGATCGTTGGGTTCAAAGATGGCAAATTGGGCACGAAACGAGCTAGTAAAGTTGGTTCAATTATGTTTGAAAACGACGAAGGAACTATCAAAGGACAATGTTCTGGATTCAATGACAAAGAACTTAATGATATGACAGACAACCCAGAAAAATATTTGAACAAAATAATGACTGTTCAATTCAATGATTTAACAAAAGCACGTGGGCACGATTTCTATGCGCTATCACATCCAAGATTCATTGAGATTCGCAACGATAAATCAACAACAAACAACCTACAAGAAGTTCAAGAGTTAAGAGAAATGGCAATTTGCCTAGGAGAATAATGTGAGCTATAGTGCAATCCCAGCTAGTTTAATTTTAGAAATCGCGAGCCAAAATGGCCACTACACCCAACTGCCATTGCCTCTTGATCTTGCACCTGAGTATGTTTTGCCAGAAGAATATTTCACAGACATTCATGTTGGGTATGAATACATTCCTTCCACTTCTTGCACTAAATGCTCTACCACTCAAACAGTGGATCATCCGGGTTTCGCCAATTTGCGCAATGCGCTAGAAAGCGATAAATATATTACAACAGAAAGAAATTGGAGTAATGGGGATACTGTTTCAAAACGATTCAGATTAAATTCTAAATGGTTTGAGGTGGGCGACAAGTTTCCTTGTGCGGTCGCCATGCACAACCACTTGAGGAGAAAATAAATGTGCGAAATGAATATCATAATTGGGACTTATTTTGTAGGCGCTGCTATGTCTAGTTACATGACGTGGGTTACTATGTGGTACTTCTTGGATATAGATAGATTGCATAAACTAGTAAATTCCCAAGCTCGTACCATTGAATCTCTTCAAAATGCGCTCGACCAAACTCAATAAGAACTATGTCAATTGATTCAAATGATGACGACTCAATTGACCCCCATCCGGAGACAATGGGTGATTGTCCTATGTGTGATTTTGCCAACAGGTTGATCAAGCTAGCAACAAAGGGAGAGCCCACTGGCCACCAACATACCCCACAAGAATTAATTGATAAATTGCTTGACCTTTAAGCGATTGTATGGTAGGATACTGTATGATGAAAATTTACACACAACCAGACAAAGTAATATTAACAGATTGTGACGGCGTATTGTTGGATTGGGAGTATGCATTCGATACGTGGATGCATCGACACGGATATACAATCAAAGAGAGTGGACACTACGCGGTAACGATTAAATACTCAATCACAAAGCAAGAATCCAAAAAACTTATTATGATGTTTAATGAGTCTGCGTGGATTCGGCGACTGAGCCCACTAAGAGATGCTATCAAATACGTTAGAAAATTACACGAAGAACATGGTTATGTGTTTCATTGCATTTCCTCTTTAACGGATGATGAATACAGTCAGCACCTTAGAACAAAGAATCTTCAAGAATTATTTGGGGAATCAGCATTCACTCGGTATGTGTACCTTGATTGTGGGGCTGATAAAGACAAATCTTTAAAAGAATATAAAGACAGCAACTGTTGGTGGTTGGAAGATAAACCAGAAAACGCCATTGTTGGTGATTCCCTTGGATTGAACGCTATTATTATGGGACACAATCACAACGCTAATTATACAGGAACCATTCCGCGTGTTCACGATTGGCGCGAAGCGTACAGATTAATTACTGGAGAATAAAATGAGAGTTGATTACCTGTCGGATTTGCATATTGATTTTTTTATTAAAGAAATTAACCCAGGCAATAAATTAAACGATAAGATAAAAAACTACGCAGACGACTTGAATCTTTGTGGTGGCGAAGTTCTCATTGTTGCAGGAGATCTTGGGCATTATTTTATCCAAGATAGCGCATTCTTATTATATATGAAAGAACTGTATACTAATGTATTGTTTGTTTATGGAAATCACGATTTTTATTTAGTAAGTGAAGGACAAAGAAAAAAATACAAAAATTCATGGAATAGAATTAACGAACTGAAAGAATTTTGTTTATTAAATGATATCAATTACCTTGATGGAAATAGCGTTACTATTAATGATGTTAAGTTTTCAGGTGCAGGTATGTCATGGGATAAATCATTCATCGAAAATCTTAGGTGTTGTAGTGTCGGTGATGATGAAGTGATTCAACTATACAATAAAACAATGAGTGATTCAAGACTTATTATACAAGGGCAACTAGAAAAATTCAACCCATTTAAATTCTTTCAAAACGAACTCAATAAACTACAAAACATTGAGAGCACTGATGTAATGATTTCTCATTATGGTCCTTGCCTTCCTCCTGCTATGAACCCTGAATATAGTACATCAGAAATCAGTACATTTTTTTACTTCGATGGAAAAAAAGAATTAGAACGGTTAAAACCTAAATTCTGGGTTTATGGTCATACACACACACCAGCATATTACAATTATAATGATACTGTAATGGCGAGCAACCCAATTGGTTATCCCAACGAAAATTGTTTACCAAGAGTACTGTCCTTCAATATAGGAGAATAACAATGATAAATAAAATAAACTTTTGGTATATTTGGTTACATATTCATGATGCGAAGTGGCGAGCACTGTCCACAATCAAAGCTCGTTATAAAAAGTTATTTGGGGTTATTCTTGAACCACATAAAAATAAAGATAGTTCAAGCTAGTTTAAAATTCTGCAAAACATCATTAAATAACGTAACAGACAAAAATGTTAGTGATTCGTTGCAAAAACGCGTACACGAAGAAGAAAGACACCTTAACGAACTTAAAGAAAAATATCCAGAAGAATTTATTTAGGAGAACTACATGAACAAACAAATAGTGAACATTAAGAGTACAGAATTCCAACCACAGAATGAGTACATGCTTATTAAACCTGCTGATCATGAATCTGAAAAGACAACAGATGCAGGTATCATCATCCCATTGAGCACTTTACAAGGTCCACAAGGAAGACAAGCATATGGAGTGGTTGTTGCTAAGGGCGAAGATATTACTAACATCGATGTTAGTGACACTGTTTTCTTCCCCAATACTGATGGTATTGATTTTGAATTCATGGACGGCGATTTCACACTAATCCGACTAAAATCAATCATTGGTTCAAAGAAAAAATAATGCAGGGTCTAACTGATAAATCAGAATCTCTAGCAAAGAAAATGAACAAGATAACCGATAAATTAACCAATAATTTGGACCTTGCTGACGAAATGGACATTCAAGGTGACGATATTATCGAGTTCGTTGAAGAGAAAACTGAGCAAATTAAGTTGGTGCAGACTTCTGCTATATTGACTGCTGAGATCATTAATCTCAATACCATGGTAGAAGATTTTAAATATATCAGAGATACCCTAAAAGATAACACGGATAATGGAAAACGAATTCTCGATTCTGTGACCCTCGATTTGTTGGATGTCGATGACGAAAAACGAATCGAATTAATTACATCATTTGTTGAATTGAATCGAGCTGTTGCTGAAAATATGAAATTGTATATACAGGCTTACCGTGAGATATCAAATGTGTTGGTCAACATTACCAAAATTAACCAAGCTGAACCAGATACAACCACCAATCAGACTAACAATACATCTGAGCCAGTTTCGACGGTTGATTTAATTAGAAAGTTATCATAAATAAGTACACTAAAGGAGATAATTATGTACGTAGCAGCAAAAGAATTTATGTTCGGAGAAACATTAATCAAAGAAGGCGATGATGTATCGAACCCAACTCAGAGAATGATTGAACATGGTCTTGTTCAGTTGAAAAAAGAAGAAGGCAAACAAGAAATTTTAACTGAAGTATCAGAACCCATTGAAGTAGTGGTTGAAGAACCTGTTGAAGAACCTGTTGAAGAACCAGTTGAGCCTAAAAGAAAACCTCGCAAGTCTAAGAAAAACTCGTAATAGTAAAGATTAATCAGAACGTCCAGGGAAGATATCTTCTCTGGACTTTTTGTGCTTTAATTCTGACCTGTTGGTTACTTCAGCTCCTTTTCAGTCAATATAATAAATTGCATATCGTTTAACTCAGCAAATTTCCTAGCAGCTTCCCATTTGGCTGTGTTGATAGCATACGTCTGCATTGATTTGTTGTAATTTCTCTCTCTCTTTTGGGTAAACTTCTTGGATTTCTTGGGTAATATGGTCTCATTAAATGATTTAATCTCAACTATAAACTTATGACCACCTTCGAATTCTAAAAACATGTCAACATAATAACGATGCAATAATCCATCACTGGGTTTCAAGTACTTGATGTTGAATGGCTCTACACTGAACCTAACTATATGTTTGTTAAAATCAGCATATCTGAATGCGTTTAATTCCAATGAGCTCTTGTACTCAATAGATCCACTGCTCTCATTGTATGACTTCATGTGCGTATCAATTGGGCTCACAAATTTACTAGGATTTAATAACTTGTACCAACCACGCTTGGCGTTCTTATACATAATATTATTTATACAGAATACAATATAAATACCCTAAAAGTACATAGGAAATCATAATGGCTCGTCTAAATACTAAAACAGCACTTACCAAATATATTAAATCACAACTGGGATCCCCTCAAATTAATATAGAGGTCAGCTCTACCCAAATATCTGAAATTATTGACAATACTGTACAATTGTTTACTGAGTATTCGTACGGTACTCTCGAAGGCACCGTTGTGATTCAGTTGAATGGAATAGGCGACTATCCTATGCCGAATACTATGACTAATATGGTTAAACTATCAAAAGGATCAAATCTCACGAATTTCGCTTCGAATTTCGGAGCTGGTTACGTTCCGAACATATGGACAGAATCTGTCACAGGATCTCTGACAGGAAATATTATTCCTAGTATTATAGCAATTAGTTCAACCAGTGCATTGTTAGAAAAGTATTTTGGTGATGATATAGTATATAACTTCAATCATCTTAGTAAAAACCTTCAAGTACTTGAAGCTTTTTCAGGGCCTGCTGTGTTGCATTATCAATACGAATATTTAGCGAATGAACAAAATGATTACGTATATGATCATCCATGGATAAAAGCTTATTGTATTTCAAAGACTAAATTTTTATGGGGCACGATTACTGGGAAATATAGTCAAAATTTAATTGGTGGAAGCAC